ACAATCTGGTGAAACATCATTTGAACTATTAAACGAACCAAATTAATGAAAACAATATTAGAAGCATTAGAACTGTGTAAAGAACATAAATTATATGATAAGCATATAAATATAGCATTAGGAATTAATAAAGTTCCTATGACTATTAAAGAAGGTATTAACCAATTAAGAATGATTAAATGAGTAAGGTTGTAACAATACAATTAAAAGCAGATACAAAAGGAGCTGAAAAAAACGTAGAAAACCTTAATAAAGATTTAAAAGAAACACAAGGAGATTTATCTGGTGTTGAAGCTGCTGCGGATAAAGCTACTGGTGGTATGGTAAGTGGATTTAAAGGAGCTACTGCTGGTATAAAATCAGTTGTCAAGGGTTTTAAGTCAATGCGAATGGCAATTATTGCTACTGGTATTGGTGCATTAGTTCTTGCTATATCATCTGTTGCTGCTGCTTTTACAAGTACAGAAGAGGGTCAAAACAAGTTTAATAAACTTATGACTGTATTAGGTTCTATTACTGGGAACTTAATAGATGTTTTAGCAAGTTTAGGAAATGCAATTATAGATGTTTTTACAAACCCAGTAGATGCAATAAAAAAGTTTACAAATCTTATAAAAGAAAATATTGTTAATAGGTTTGAAGGGCTATTAGAGTTAATACCTCAACTTGGTAAAGCGGTTAGTTTATTATTTAAAGGAGAATTTAGTGAAGCTGGTAAAGTAGCTGCAAATGCAACTGCAAAAGTTGTTTTAGGTGTTGAGAATGTAGTTGAAAAAACACAACAAGCTATTGAAAAAACACAGGAATTTGTACAAGAACTTGTAGAGGAAGGTAAGATTGCAGCGCAGATTGCAGACCAAAGAGCAAAAGCAGATAAGTTAGAAAGGAATTTATTAGTAGAAAGAGCAAAAGCAAATAGAGATAGAGCAGAACTATTAGAGAAAGCAGTTAATAAAGAACAATTTGCTACAAGTCAAAGAATACAGTTTTTAAAGGATGCTGGAGCATTAGAAGATGAAATAACACAAAAAGAAATTAAAGCAGCACAACTTAGATTAGATGCAAAAGTTGCTGAAAATGCTCTTGCTGGCTCAACTAAGGAAGATTTAAATGAAGAAGCACAACTAAGAGCTAACTTGATAAATCTTGAAACTGCTAAACTTACTAAACAAAAAGAGGTTACAAGTCAAATAATAGCTCTCAGTAACGAAGAAAAAGCTGCACTTAAAGCTATCGAAGATGAGAAAAAAGCAAATCAAAAAGAAGCAGATGCAAGAAGGGATGCGGACTTAAAAGCTAATGCAGATTATTTAGCTAAAAAGAAAGCGCAAGAAGATTTAGCAGAACAAGAACAATTAATAAGAGATGAGCAACAATGGAATATGTTGCAAAAACTTAGAAACACAGCACAAGAGCAAGAGCTTTTAGAACTGCAACAACAGTTTGATTTAAAAATGGAACTTGCTTATGGAAATAATGAATTAGAACTTGCCTTACAAGAAGAGTTTAATGCACAAGCTACAGCGATAGATGACAAGTATATTGCAATAAATAAAGCTAAAGGAGATGAAGCAAGAGCAGATAATCTTGCAGCGGAACAACAAATGCAAGATTTAAAACGCTCTGCCGTACAAACTGGATTAACTTCCATATCACAATTAACAAAGGCATTTGCTGGAGAAAGTGAAAAGGAACAAAAAAAGGCATTTGCAATTAACAAAGCAGTTTCTATTGCTTCTACATTAATACAAACCTACCAATCTGCACAAGGAGCTTATTTATCACAATTAAGCATACCAACACCAGATGCTCCAATTAGAGGTGCTATTGCTGCTGGGATTGCTACTGCTGCTGGTTTAGTTAATGTTGCTACAATAGCAAAACAAAAATTTAAAGGAAGCGGTGGTGGAGCTTCAGTACCATCTGGAGGTGGTGGAATAGGGGGTGGAAGTACATCTGCACCACCAATACCATCAACACCAAGTCAAGCTCCGAGTTTTAACGTAGTAGGGCAAAGTGGATTTAATCAAGTGGCTGGAGCATTAGGTTCACAACCACCAGTACAAGCATTTGTAGTAGCTGGAGCAGTTACTAATGCACAACAATTACAAAACAATACAATTACACAAGCAACATTTTAAAATAAAAACAATGGAAATAATAGAATTAATATTAGATGAAGATAGCGAAGGGCTAACTGGAATCGAAGCGGTTAGTATCGTAGAGATGCCAGCAATAGAATCTGATTTTGTAACACTATCAGAGCAAGCAATAAAACTAGCTAAAATAGATGATGAAAAGCGTTTACTAATGGGAGCTGCTTTAATACCTAACAAACCAATATTTAGAAAGAACGGAGAAAATACTTTTTATGTTTACTTTTCTGAAAAAACAGTTAGAAGGGCAAGCGAATTATTTTTTCAAAACAGTATGCAGAACAATGCAACACTAGAACACGAAATGGAAATTAACAATTTAACTGTTGTTGAATCTTGGATTGTTGAAGATACTGAAATGGATAAATCTAAAAAATATGGTTTAGAAGTTCCTAAAGGTACTTGGATGATATCAATGAAAGTAGAAAACGAAGATGTTTGGAATGATTATGTTAAAACTGGAAAAGTAAAAGGATTTTCTATTGAAGGATATTTTGCAGACAAAGCACAAGTCAAAGACCCAAGTTTGCAATCTCAATGGAGTAAAGAGTTAGAAGCTATTGAAGAAGCTGAAGCTGAATATATGCTAAGTAATATTAAGGCGCTAATAAAAAAAGATAAAAGAACAAAATCAGGTAAAAGAACAGAATTAGAAACATTTAATGATTATCCAGATGCTGTTAGTAATAATGCAAAAAGGGGAATAGATCTTAATAAAAAAGTAAATAATAAATGTGCAACACAAGTTGGTAAAATTAGAGCACAACAATTAGCACAAAAAGAAAACATTAGTTTATCTACTTTAAAAAGAATGTACAGTTACTTGTCAAGGGCGCAAGAATTCTATGATGAAGGCGACAAAGAAGCGTGTGGAACTATCTCTTATTTATTATGGGGTGGTAAAGCTGGTTTAAGTTGGAGTGAAAGCAAACTTAAAAAGCTAGGTGAAATCAATTTATCATCTATGGTAGTAGATAAATCATTTGCTATTATTGATAATAGATTAGCTTATAGCACACAAGAAAAAGCTGAAGAAATGGCAGAAAATATTGGATGCGAAGGTTTCCATATACACGAATTTGAAGGTCAAGAATGGTATATGCCTTGTAAAGAACATATAAAAAAATAATTATGAAAAGTAAAAGATTTAAAACTCCAAGTAATACATCACCTAAAAATACTAAGCGTGGTTGCTTATGTGCAGATGGTAAAAAATACAGTAATAAATGTTGTGATGGAAGTTTACAAGCACAAGGAATTGGTAAAGTATAAAAAAAAGTTGCAAAAAAATATAACAGTAAAGGTTTTAAATCGTTTATAGTATATATACTCAAATTATGAAAGCAAACGAAATACTAAACAAGATAAAAAATATTGTTGGTGAAAAAGTTAATCTTTCTGAAAATAAAATAGAAATGGCCGAAATGAAATTAGAAAATGGTACTGTACTTGTTGCAGAATCTTTTGAAGCTGGAAAATCTATATTTATAAAAACCGATGATGAGCAGGTTGCTTTACCTATTGGTGAATATAAATTAGAAGATGGCAAAATTTTAGTTATTACTGAAGAAGGTTTAATTGACAGTATTAAAGATGCTACTGAAGAAGAAGTAGTTGAAAAAGAATTATCTGATGATTCTAAAGAAGTTGAAGAAACTGAATTAGAAGAAGAAAAAGAAGAAATGAAATATGTTACTAAAGAAGAATTTACATCTGCTGTAGAAGAAATTAAAGCGATGATAGAGGATAAAATGGGTAACAAAGAAGAAATGAAGGAAGAAGTAATAGAAGACACAAAAGAAGAACTTTCTGCTGTTGCTCCATCTCCTGTAAAACATAATCCTGAATCTAAAGTTGATAACAAAGTAAACTTTAAAATTTCTGAAAACAGAATTAAAACAACTAAAGATAGGGTTTTCGATAAAATTTTTAACAATAATTAATATAAAATAAAATGGCTAATAGTTTAAATAGTTTAACAACTACATACGCTGGTGAGTTCGCTGGGAAATACCTAAGTGCAGCTTTATTATCAGCAAATACTATCGACAAAGGTGGTATTGAAGTAAAACCAAATATAAAATATAAATCAGTAATGAAAAAAGTTGCAACTGGTGCTATAATAGCAAATGCAAGTTGTGATTTTACCAAAACTGATGATGCAGTAACAATAACTGAAAGAATCCTACAACCAGAAGAATTCCAAGTAAATCTTGAATTTTGTAAAAAAGATTTTGCATCTGATTGGGAAGCGGTACAAATGGGATATTCTGCATTCGACAATATGCCTCCACAATTTTCTGATTACATTATCGGACACGTTGCTGGATTAGTTGCAGAAAAAACAGAAAAAAATATCTGGGAAGGTACAAACGCTACTGCTGGTGAATTTGATGGATTAGCTACTTTAGCACTTGCTGATACAGATGTTCTTGATGTAGCTGGTGCTACTGTTGATGCAGCGAATGTTGTAGCTGAATTAGGAAAAATTGTAGATGCAATTCCATCTTCACTTTATGGTAAAGAAGATGTACACATTTACATTTCACAAAACATCGCGAGAGCTTATGTAAGAGCTTTAGGTGGATTTGCTGCTACTAATAGTGGTGTTAATGCACAATCTCATATGTGGTACGGAGATGGCGCACTTTCTTTTGATGGTGTTAAATTATTCGTTGCTAATGGTCTTAATGACAACACAGCAATGGCTGCTCAAAAATCTAACTTATTCTTTGGTACTGGTTTATTATCAGATATGAACGAAGTTAAGTTAATTGATATGGCTGATATTGATGGTTCTCAAAACGTTAGAGTTGTTATGAGATATACAGCAGGTGTTCAATACGGAATTGGTTCTGATATCGTTCTTTACCACGTATAAGAATTAAATAATAACAAGGGAGTTGAAATGCTCCCTTAATTTAAAAAAACAATATGGCTTGCGATTTAACAAAAGGACGAAAAGTTCCTTGTAAAGATGTAATCGGTGGTATTGTTAGAGCTTGGTTCGTTGATTATGGCGATTTAGGAACTGTAACAAAAACCGATGATGAGATTACAGATTTATCTGGTACATTTACTGCTTTTCAATATGATTTAAAAGGAACAAATAGTTTGGAAACTGCTATTACATCCTCAACAGAGAATGGTACAACATTCTTTGAAGAAACATTAACTTTAACATTACCAAAATTATCTAAAGAAGATAATAAGGAAATAAAACTGATGGCTTATGGAAGACCACACGTTTGTGTAGAAGATAGAAATGGAAATTTCTTCTTATGTGGTTTAGAACACGGATTAGAAGTTACTGGTGGCACAATAGCAACTGGAACTGCTTTTGGTGATTTAAGTGGATACAGCTTAACATTAACTGGTTCAGAATTACAACCAGCCAATTTTATTAGTGGCGGTACTGCTGCTGACCCTTTTGCTGGTATGAGTTCTGCTACTGTTACTGTAACTGTAGGAACTAATAGTTAAAAAATACGCGATTAAATAATTGTGTGATTCATAATATATGTTTGATTGGAGGGGAGGGAGTGATTAACCTCCCCTTTTTTATTTTAAAATATGCAGATACACCCAGTAGTTGGAGCAAAAAACATTAACTTTATACCAAGAGAGGCAATAATACCCTATCCTAATATGGTTAAAACATATAAAATTGATATTAAATCTGAGGCACAAAATAAAATTATTTTTACAGATAGCAATATGAGTATTACTGAATTAGATTATTATTACCAATATGTTCTTGTTGAAGAAGTTGGAGCTCCTACAATATTAAAAGAAAATAACTATTATACTATTACAATCACAAATACTACGGATAACACAATAATTTTTAAAGATAAAATGTACTGTACTAACCAAACTCTATCAGATTACCAAATCTCAAATGGTGTTTATATAGAGCAAAGTACAGGCGATAACAACTTTGTATATTATGGATAACTTACACTTAGTACAATTAAATCAATACGAACGACCAACTATTACAGAAGAACGTAATAAAAACTATGTTTCAATAGGTGAAAATAACGACTATTATCAAGGTCTTATTGATGCCTATATGGATAGTACAACTAACAATGCTGTAATTAATGGTATTGTTAATCAAATATACGGAAAAGGATTAGATGCAACTGATTCTAATAAAAAACCAGAACAGTATGCACAAATGAAAGGTTTGGTAAAACCACACGATTTAAGAAATGTTTGCCAAGATTTAAAATTATTAGGTGAAGCAAGTTTCCAGATTACTTATAATGGAAATAAAATATCAGCAATAACACATTTTCCAAGAGAAACGTTACGAGCTGAAAAAATGAATGATAATGGAGAAATTAAGAATTATTTTTATTCTCCAGATTGGACAAAAGTTAGTAGAAATACTAAATTAAAAAAGTTTCCTGTTTTTGGTAGTGGCGCACAAAACGAAATTTATATTATTAAAAGATATGTTACTGGATATTACTATTATTCTCCAGCAGATTATAATACTGCTTATGCTACATTAGAAGATGAAATTGCTTGTTTCTTAATTAATGATACGCAAAATGGTTTTTCAGGTACAAAAGTTGTAAATTTTAACAATGGCGTTCCAGATAGGGAAAAGCAACTTGCTATTAAGAATGATGTAATGCAAAAACTTACTGGAAGTTACGGAGAAAAGGTAATAATTGCATTTAACAATAATGCAGAATCTAAAACAACTGTTGAGGATATACCATTAGATAATGCACCACAACACTATCAATATTTAAGTGAAGAATGTTCTAAGAAGATTATGTTAACACATAGAGTTACTTCACCATTATTATTAGGTTTAAGTTCTGCAAATGGTTTTTCTTCTAATGCTGATGAAATAGAGAACGCTTCAAGATTATTTAATAACGTAGTAATACAACCATATCAAAACCTTTTAATTGATAGCTTAGATGCAATTTTAGCAGTTAATGATATTAGTTTAAATCTATATTTTAAAACTATTGAACCACTTGAGTTTATGGACTTAGAGAATGTTGAAGGCGAAGAAGCTATTGAAGAACAAACTGGAATTAAAGAAGAAGACCAAACAACAGACATTGAATTAATGGCTTCTAAAAGCGTTTCTAACAAAGAAAGTGATAAACTATTAAAAAAAGCATTAGAGTCGTTAAAAGGCGTTAAAATGGATTCTGAAGAGTTTGAAATGGTTGATATTAGGGATTTAAATGATGAAAACGAAAGTGTAGAGGACTGGGCAAACTCAATGATTAAACTAAGTGATGTTATAGATAGTAAAGAAGATGGATTTTCTACATTAGATAAATCAATGTACAAAGTAAGATACAAGTATGCTAAAGGTAGTAGTAGAACAGGTGGAGAAAGCAGAGAGTTTTGTAAGGAGATGATGAGTAGAACAGGTTCTGGAATTGTTTACAGATTAGAAGATATTGACAAAGCAAGTAGAAATATGGATTTTGCTGCTGCTGAGTTACCTATGCACAATAGAGAAAAATACGATTTGTTTAAATTCAAAGGCGGTGTTTATTGTAGGCACAAATGGCAACAAGTTTTATACAAAATTAAAAAAGGAAAAGAAGTTGGTAGTGATGATTTAGATGATTATAAAAAAACTAAATCTATTCCTAAAAGTTATGAACCAAAACCAAGAGGCAGAAAAGAATCGGTAAAAGCTCCAGTTAATATGCCAAATAATGGACATCACCCAAATTATAAGAAATGAGTAAAGCACTATTTTTAACAAGACACGATATTTCAGTTTTTACTGCTGCTAATGGTAATATTGATAATGATAAGCTATTACCATTTTTGAACCAAGCACAAGATATTCACATACAAAATTATTTAGGTACTGATTTATATGTTAAAATACAAGCAGAAATAGTTGCTGGTACACTAGCAAATCCTTACTTAGCTTTGTTAAATGATTATATTAAACCAATGCTACTACATTGGAGTATGGTCGAGTATTTACCTTATGCTGGTGTTAATATTGCTAATGGTGGAATATATACTAAGAATCCAGAAAATAGTACAGCACTAACAAAGGAACACGTTGATAGTTTAGTTGAAAGAAGTAGAACTACAGCACAGTTTTATACAAATAGATTTATAGATTGGATGACAAATAACGCAGCTGGATTAATACCAGAATATTATAGTAATTCACAAGAAGATATGTACCCAGATGATGTTGCAGATTTTGGAGGATGGGTACTTTAAAAAATAGAATATGAGTGACACTTGGGGAAAAGGAACATTAAACAATACCATAGGTTGGGGGCAAGGTGCTTGTGACAATACTATAAATTGGGGTAAATCTCAAAAAGATAGTTCTGTTGCTGCAAGCTGGTCTGGAGATACTGATATTTCTGGTTGTTCTGGTGCTGCTGGTTTAGCTCAAATAGACAACCTTAATTCTATGTCTTTTGATGGTGCTGATGAAAACATAAATGTCGGAAACGTTTCAAGCTTGCAAGGAGCTTCAGTTTTTACTATTTCATCTTGGATAAAAGTAGATTCTACTGGTGCAAATAGAATTTTTGGCTCTTGGATTGCGACTACAACCAAAAGAATTATTGGTTTTGCAGTTTATAGTAACAACACTTTAGTATTACAAATTTCAAATAATGGAAGTAGTTTTCAACAAAAATTTTCAACAAGCACAATTCCTTTAGATACTTGGAAACACGTTGCTGTAACATTTTCTAGTGGTGCTATTAGTTTTTATATAGACGGAGTAAAAGAAACACCATCAGCTTCTACCATAACGCAACTATATAATATTTCTAGTGATTATTTCATAGGTGCGCTTCAACCTGTTCCAAGTAGTAATTATATGAGTGGCTTAATAGACGAAGTATCAATATTTAACACGGCTTTAACAGAAGCGGAAATATTAAGCATTTACAATGCAACAGCAGTTGTAGGTGGAGTAAACAAAACAGCAGATTTAAGTCAATTAACAACACCACCAATAGCGTGGTATAGAATGTAAACTATGGCAACAGAATATTTTAATGACGCTTGGAGAATACCAAACAATAAAAATCAAAGTTTAGTTTCTAACTATTCTATGGAGTTTGACGGAACAAATGACTTTGTAAATATATCAAACCCAACTCAGTTAACAGATGATTTTACTATTGCAGCTTGGATATACCCAACAAGAGTTGATAATAGTTATGAAATGATATATACTCAAGGTGATGGAACAGTTCCAGCTTATTTTGCAGTTAAAGACACAAAATTACACGTTTATATTACAGGTCAATATGAAACAGCTTTAGGTTTTATAAATGCTAACGAATGGCAGCACGTTGCAGTAACAAGAACAAGCGGAGTTTTAAACTTATATAAAAATGGTGTTGAATATAATGGAAATAGACCTACACAAAATGGAACTATAAATAATAATAGTGATGGAGTTATAGGTAAATGGTATAATAATACACATCATTTTCAAGGTAAGATAGACCAAGTATGTATTTTTGATTATGCCTTACCAGCAGCAGGAACAAACTCTATAGCTACTCTTTATGGTGGTGGAACAGCTGTTACAAATCCAATGGTGCTAAATCCAGTAGCTTACTATCAATTAGGTGACCAATCAGTAGATAACGGAGCTAATTATCTAGTTCCAAATAATAGTTTACAAGATTATGTATTTAATATACAACCATCACAAAAAATAAATACTACACTTACACCACCAACAGGAGCTAATAATAGAACTTTTTCAGTTTGGTTTAAAACTGGAGTAAATGCTTTTGAAAATATTTGTGGTTATGGAACAAATAGTGCTAAACAAGGTTTTGATATAATAACATTCACAAATGGTACAGTTGGAGTTCACGGGGTAAATACACAAGTAGAAGCATCTGGAACATTTGTTCTTAATGAATGGAATCATTATGCTGTAACTTATGATGGAACAATTTTAAGAGGTTATGTAAATGGACAGCCAGTAAATACTTCAACTATAGCTTTAAATACTGGAACGAATGTTGATTTTACTATAGGTGCTGGAGCTTATACACCAGCTAATGGTTTTAGTGGAGATGTTTCTAATATAGCTATTTGGAACAGTGTTTTAACTGCAAGCAATGTAAGTACTATTTATAACAATGGCGAACCAAATGATATATCTTCATTAAGTCCAAATAATTGGTATAAGCTAAACGCTGCTGATACTTTTGATGGTACTAACTGGACAATAAAAGATTATGCTGGTAGCAACGATGGAACAAGTTTTAACATGACTTCAGCTAACTTAGTTCAATCCAACTTACAGCACACATCTGGATATAGTCCTTATGCATTAAGTTTAGATGGTTCTAATGATTATTTTCCATTGGGCAGCGGAAGCAGTTTAAATTTTACTGGTGATTTAAGCATTTCTTTCTGGATTAAAACTACAGATACTAGAAATAGCCCTAGTTTAGCTGGAAAATGGGGTGCAGTTGGTATTAGAAATTGGATAATTTTGCATAACAATGGAATTGTAACTTTTGTAGTTTCAAGTACTGGTACAGCTGCTGGAAATGGAAGTATTACTGGTAATACTATTGTTAATGATGGTAATTGGCATCACGTTTTAGTAGTTAATGATTCAACTACAACTAACAATTATATTTATATTGATGGATACCAAGATGCCACAGCAAATGTAGGTAGGTCAATAGTTGGCACAGCTACACCAACTTTTATTGGTATAAACTCGGTAACTAGTGGCTTAAGATATTCAGGTGATATGTCAAATTTTGCTTTTTGGAATACTGTTGTAACACCAGAGCAAGTAAATGAAATATATAATCAAGGTGTACCAACTAATTTAAATACTTTCTCAGGAGCTACCCCTTTACATTGGTGGCAATTAGGTTCAAACAGTTCTTTTAACGCTGGTTCTTGGACTTGTTTAGATGAAACAGGAACTCTTAATGCTGTAAGTAGTCCCAATATGACAGAAGATGATATTGTAAATGGAGTTGGATATTCTGGAAATGGTTTAGGAACTTCATCTATAGAAATTATTGGCTCTGCTCCCTACTCTACAGCAAATGGAATATCAAATTCAATGGACGTTTTATCTCGTTCAACAGATTTACCACCAACAGTATAAAATATTAAAATAAAAAAAATGAATAATAAAAAATATGTAGTAATTCTAATGCAAGATTCCAACGGAATTATTTTTAGTCAAGTTGACCAGTTAAACGCTCAGTCAATGCGCAGAAGTTTAGACAATTCTCAAGGTTTGTTTTCGTATAGAGTAGAGCCAAGTTTTATAACTGATGGTTCTTTACCTTATTTATATACGATTATGAACCAAGATGAATGTTTAGCTCTAATGGCTACTAGCGAATGGAGTACTCCAGAACCAGAATGAACAATTTAAAAACAGTAAGAATGGATGACCATAGTATTATAATGGCAATTAGTGCTATTATTGGAGCATTAGGTGTAAAAGAGGTTTGGAGTATTATCCAGAAGAAAATGGATATTGGTGCGAAGAAAGAGGAACGCGAAGAAAACCTATATACTACTCAGATAATGAATCTTACTGAAAAAATTAATCAATTAGAATTAAAGATTGATGATTTAATTACAGAAAATACACATCTTAAAATTAAGATTGTTAAAATGGAAAACAGAATTATTAAGAATGCAAAGAATAAAGTACAAACCAGAAGATACAAAGATGAGGAAAGTAAATAAAATTGTAATACATTGTACAGCTACTAAAGAAGGTATTAATGTAAGTCCAGCCACTATTAAACAATGGCATTTAAAAAGAGGTTTTTCAGATATTGGCTATCATTATATTATAGGTATTGATGGAAAAATTAATGCTGGTAGACCAGTATCAAAGCAAGGTGCTCACGTACGCTCTGGCAATAGTGATAGCATCGGTCTAGCATATACAGGTGGTTTAGATTCTAATGGAAAAGGAAAAGATACAAGAACAGAAGCACAAAAAAACTCATTAATTAAAATACTTAAAGTATTAAAAAACATTTATCCACAAGCAAGTATTCACGGACATAGAGATTATTCTCCAGACAAAGATGGAGATGGCGTAGAAGAACACGAATATATGAAATTATGCCCTTGCTTTAATGCAGAACTTGAATATTTAGATTTACAACCAAAATCTTTTAAACCAAAAACCAAACAAGTAAAGGATAAATTAAATGGAAAAAAAACAAAGTGAATTTGAAAAGATGCTGGCAGAATTAGAAAACAAACCAGTACCAGAACGAACTTGTAATATAGATGATGAAACTTGTAAAAGTTGTAGCGGATGAAAAAATTTAAAGATACAAAACTAGGAAAGTTTATAAAGTTAAAAGCTCCAAAGGTTTTAGAAGTTGCTGGAGATTTATTACCAGATGAAGGTTTATTAGGTGTTGTTAAGAATTTAATTGATAATGAACCAGATTTAAGTTCAGAAGAAAAACAACAAATTCACGAAAGATTAGTTGACTTTTATAAATTAGAGGTAGAGGACAGAAACTCAGCAAGGCAACGAGAAATTGAAATGGTAAAAGCTGGTAGCGGTGACTGGATGATGAACGCAACTGGAGTTATTGGTTTAGGTAGTTTTTTATTATTATTAATTGCAATAGTATTTATGGATGTACCAGAAAGCAATAAAGAATTAATGATACACACAACAGGAATTGTTGAAGGAATTGTTCTTAGCATTGTTGGATATTACTTTGGAAGCATAGCTAAAAAAGGTAGATAATTTTTTTTTTATACATTTACTAAAAAACTTGTAAATGAAATCACACAAAAAAAGGTGGAAAGATTCAGGTAATCCACGTTACCGATTAAACACAGATGAAGCACAGATTGTTAATGATTATAGAAGATTAAAACAAGAAGCACAAGCAGAAGGTTTAAATCCAAATGATATACATAGTGGTTGGATAAAGAACAAAAAAGCTAGTTTATATTTTAAGAATCCTAATTTTAATAAAAACGATTTAAAAGGTTTTAAAGAAGAATTATTAAAAGACCTTAAAGAATATTCACCAAACTTTGAAAAGGTTGTTAAACCTAAAGTAAACGATGGACATTGCCTTTTAATATCACCAGCAGATATTCATATTGGTAAATTATGCAAAAGTTTTGTTAGTGGTGAAGAGTATAACAAACAAATAGCAGTACAAAGAACATTAGAAGCTGTTGATGGTATATTACAAAAAAGTAATGGTTTTAATATAGACAAATTAATTCTATGTATTGGTAACGATGTAATGCATATTGATACACCAAGTGGCGGTAAAACTACAAAAGGTACTGTTCAAGATGTTGATGGAATGTTTTTTGAGCATTTTCATATTGCAAAAAGATTATATATAAATATTATTGAAACATTAGTTAGTTTCTATCCTGATTTACACGTTGTTTATAATAGTAGTAATCACGATTACTTGACTGGTTTTTGTTTAGCTGATACAATATCAACTTACTTTAGAAACAGCAAGAACATAACTTTTGATATT